AGCCGACAAGCGGCTCCCCGGTGCGTTACGTGCCTATTAGTTTCAGCTAGTACTCTGTCCGCAGTTAGACAGTGTACCGACCTGTGGACTAATATCCTATCACCGAATGGAAATGACCATGCCTGGTGGCTATGTCACTCAAGACAGATTAATATCTCCAACCCGCATTACGGGGAAAGGGGCTGTCGGTGTAAGTCTTCTAGAAATCGAAAACTTCATCGTGCCCACGTCCACGACGCGCTTTGGAAGTACTGTCTTTGGTGCACCTGTAGACCACCGGGTTAAGCAGAGCACTTATTCGTTTCGTACGAATAATCGTTCGGAGGACATTCCGGATCTCACTAGTGGCGGGGAAATACTTAGGTATTTCCTGCTACATGGTGTTCCGAATGACCTTGACAAGGGTCATGATTTCTGGACACAGAAGATTTGGAACGTTTACTCCCACCCGGGAGTGAATGTTTCTAACTCTGGAACCGGAACTCATGCCTCGGGCACAGTTTTTGTGTCCGGCGGACCGCCCGTTCCTGTTATTGATTCACTTAACGTGAATTTTTACGGGAATAGGGCGATCAGTCGTGTCTCTCCGACTGCTCCTAACGCCAATTTGGCGCAGACCTCCGCGGAAATTATCCGCGAGAAGGGGATTGCGCTACCTGGGACGAGTCTCTTCGCCTGGCTTGAGTCCAGAGCACTCTTTTACCGATCTCTCGGTAAAGAGTATCTGAACGTAGCTTTTGGCTGGAAACCCTTCCTTAGTGACCTCTATGCTATTGTTAAGCAGATGGCAGATATCACTGGAGAAATCCAGAAGTATTCTGCTATTAGCGAGACTAGCACGGTCAGGCGTTATGACTTCGATCCCATCGTTAACACGAGTAGCAGTGTAAATACTGTTACTCAACGATTGACAATCGGTCCAGACGATAACATATCGAACTGGACCGAATTGTATCAGGATGGAAGGTTTTCGGGTCAGCAAACAACTGTAGATACTTCTTTCGAGAAGATCTACTTTAAGGGTCGCTTCATGTTCAAGATTAATCCAGGTTCTGGATTGCTCAATAACTTGCAAGCGTACGAGCAACTTGCTAACAAGTTGCTCGGTACTAGGATCACTCCTAGTGTCCTTTGGGAGCTGACTCCATGGTCATGGCTCGTCGACTGGTTCGTTGACGTGCAATCTGCTATGCAGGTTGCCGGAATGTTCCAGAACGATGGGCTTTTGATGGAGTATGCTTACTTGATGCGACGTACTGTCAAATCAAGGACATACACCCTGATCGGTCCTGACCTTATTGGTCAGGGAAATCAGGGCCCTTATTCTCATTCTGTCTTCATTGAGAAGAAAGAACGGGTAAGGGGCACACCATTCGGTTTTGGCATCAATCCTGAGGGCATAAGTCCTCAGAAATGGGCCATTCTCGCTGCTCTTGCCATAAGTAAGGGTCCGAGGCGTCTGCCACGATTCCCGATAGGGGAACCGACAGACTAGTAACACGAGTAGTCCGAACTATTTGGGCTATTTGATAACTTAATATAGTCAGGAGATTGTCATGTTTTCAGATCCTCAGTCCGTTACGATTGGTACGGCTCAGAGTCTTCCTCGTACGGGTATCAGCGGAAATGCTGGTACTTTTACGAAAGACGATGGGACCGTTGCGCTCGGCATCGCTCACTCTCAGAGTAAGCGAGGTCGTGTACGCAGCACCGCTCGTATCGATTATTCGAAGATCGTCGCTGATCCGCTTATCACCGGTACTAACCTTCGCCTTTCGGCGTCGGCTTATATCGTAATTGATAAGCCTATTAACGGCTTTACCGTCGCGGAGCAGGTCCAGCTTATCACTGGTCTTACTACGTGGTTGACGTCTTCGACTAATGCCAACGCCACTAAACTCGGCGGAGGCGAGGTTTGATCTCATATGACGGGCTTACGCTCATCATTCTTGTGATCAGCCTTATGACAATGACCTTGGTAACCATCATTGCACTTGTTGTAATGGTATTCTCCAAGGGCATTCAGCCTAGACAGCGAAGGCATAGAGCCTAAGCAGGGAATAAAGCCGTAAGGGCCTACACCCGATTACTAGGATGGATTGAGAAATACATGACCTGGAATTTACTAACCTCTTATTAGAAAGGCAGTAAATGAAAAGTCTGGTAAATCTCTTGCAGCGTGTCCTCGAAGACTTCGAGGACAGGTGTCACGTAAGCACCCTCCGCGATCTAAAAACGATCGCGGATCGTGTCGAAGATGAGGGATTATCGTTTCTTACGATAACCCTGTCTAACTACGGTTCGGACTTCCAAAAAGCCCTTGACCGTGGTTACGTCGCTCGCGACCTTTTTACTGGTTTCCAGTTTAAAGGTGGTCTCCCCCTGTTTCTAGGAGGTTTCCTCGAGCTTGTCTTCGACCGTGTCACCGGTTTGCTACACCCATCACCTAGTATAGATGCTATCTACGGATTGCGTCAGATTACTCTGATGTGGTCCAAGGTAAAACTTGACGTCTCGAAAGAGCGTCAAGCCGCAGCTATACAACGGTATATGGAGTGTGAATCTGATGTTCGTAATTCTGATCGCAATCTCGGCTTCGGCAGAACACCCTTCTCCCAGGAAACTGGTGAAGAGGATTCTGCGCGAGCACGATTCATTGCTCTCGGAAGCCATGTTTTCGGACGTGTATTTGCCTATGTGGATCGCGAGATCTACAGTGGCAATCTACACCCGAAACATGGCAGCGGCAGTACGGCTGATCGGCTTCTTGGAAACAAAAAGTTCGAGCTTCCCTACTGGTCTGATCGACTCGAAGCTGTATTCCCTGCATGGGAGTACGCTCGAGCCAATGGACGGGCTTTTTTAGAGTCCCCTGTCGAATATCAGGACCCCGGATCGGAAACACCCGTTAGGGTTATTACCGTTCCTAAAACGATGAAAACGCCTCGTATTATTGCGATGGAGCCAACGCATATGCAATATATGCAGCAAGCTCTTCTTGCAGCAATCGTGGAAGGTATCTCACAGGATAAACTTGTGAGCGCCTTGATTGGATTCGGTTCCCAAGTTCCTAACCAGAACTTGGCCCGTAAGGGTTCCCGTTATGGGACCCTTGCAACACTTGATTTGAGTGAAGCATCCGATCGCGTTTCCAATCAGCATGTACTAGGTCTCTTATCCCGCCACAGTCTCACAAGTGAGGCTGTACAGGCGACGAGATCCAGGAAGGCTGACGTACGAGGCCACGGAGTTATCCGTTTGGCCAAGTTCGCGTCTATGGGATCAGCTCTCTGTTTTCCCTTTGAGGCAATGGTGTTTTGCACTATTGTCCTTATGGGGATCGAACGAGAGCTAGGCAAACCGTTGAACCGCAAGTCGATCCAACGACTTGTGGGACAGGTGCGTATTTACGGAGACGATATTATTGTCCCCGTGAAATACACGAGTAGTGTTATCAGCATGCTTGAAACTTTTGGGTTTAAAGTTAATGCTGGCAAGTCTTTCTGGACAGGAAAGTTCAGAGAGTCTTGCGGTAAGGACTACTATGACGGAGTCGACATTACTGTCGTTCGCCTTCGTAGCCTGCTCCCTACCAAACACTGGAGTAAAGAGAAGAGTCGTACGGTTCGATCCGTATACGAACTCCGCAACCAGCTTTACAAAGCTGGACTGTGGAAAGCCGTTCGTTATCTCGAAGATCAACTATCAGACCTCAAATGGCCTGATCCGATCCTCGCAGACGATTCTTCTGGCATCGGCTATGTTTCCTTCATTCCGCGTTGTAAGTGCGGCTTGAAATGGCATAGCGGCTATCAGGTTCCGTTGGTTACGGCCCTGGTGGAGCAGCCTCGCCCTCAGCGTAATGAAGCTGATGGATGGGCGGCAATGCTCAAGTTCTTCCTTAAACGAAGCGAAAAGCCAATCGCTGGGGAGCACTTGATTTACTCTGGACGCCCGCGGAGCGTCGACATCAAACTTCGCAGGGTTGATCCTCGTCTAGGCTAGACGATTAAAGGTCAACCTAACGGACATCCTCTATCTATGATAGAAGATGGTGTTTGCTTAATAGCGACACACGGGAGACTATGTCTCTCTTGAGACTTAGTCTCAGGAGATGCA